TTGTAATAAACTTACTTTCAACCTGTGGCCAGTATGTTGTATATAAGGGTAAATAACCGTCAAGAGTAAAAGAAATATGATCTGGTATTAATGCTTGTATGTAGTATTGACTAGAAAGAGTTACAGAAGCATTAGAATACGAAGGTAAAGTACCATATTCAAATTTTTGTGGGTTATGTATTTTTTCAGTATTATATATGACCCATAATGTCGGGGCATTTATACCTGCTGATAAAGTATATACGTAGCCTAAACTACTATCATAAGTAGTTAAAGTAGTTGTATATTGAGAAGGTAGATCGTCAATATAATAAAAATATATTGTACCGGTATGTCCTACTAAAACCCCGTTATCTGAACGTGCTCCAGAAGACAAAATACGAACCTCAGTACTTGTTAATGGAGTGTAAGAAGTAAAAATATTTCCATCATCAGTATCTACACTAGGTACAGTAGTAAACCGCCATTGGGGTCTCAATCTGCTATACTGAGACGGTAAAACTTCAGTAGCCGGCTGGGAAAAAGATTTTTCAGAATAAAAATCAAAAACAATACTGCTTAGTACTGTATTGTTTATAGTAAAATTAAATGCTAATGGGATAGCACCGCTAGCAGTACCAGATTTGCATGATTGATAACCATGCCAAACTGCTCCATAGGTACTAGGCGTTCCAGAACTTAAATCTGGCCATGCGGTATAATTCCAGGCAAGATTATCAGTTAAAAAGTTACCCGCAGTTACAAGTGTAGAAAACGTTATTTGCTGAATACCCGGGCCAATTAAATTAAAATCGGTATTACCTATACGTAAAAGTAAAGATGAAAGAGGGTCGGTACCTGAACTACCTGAAACTGAGATAGTACTGTTATTAAAATTAAAAGCTCCAAGTTTAACTTCATATATACCAGGCCAATCATATGTATGTTGTACATTATAACCTAATTGGTATGTACCATCTCCAAACCACCATATTAAATAATATGTTTGTGTTACAGATGCTTCATTAAACCCTTCATTAGGTATAACGGAACAAGTAAAAGGGGTTGCCTTAGTAAAGCCGCTTAGCGGTAAACTAGAAAGACCCGTTACCGAAATACCTGATATGCTATTACTCTGTAATAAAGCCATCTTTAGAAGTTAATAATAGATGTTGTTTGGCTTAGTCCTGGTACAATTACAACTCTAGCCATTATTTCCTCTATTTTGTCTAAATAGATGGTTTGAAATTCGGGTAAGGTGAAAGTTTTAGTAGTTACTGTAATATCTTGTTCCGGATAAGACGGGTTCCACACTATTAAAGACACTCCGTTTGTAACTACTCCGTTGTTTTCTGTAGTGACTGTTTTAACACCATCAATAGAAAGAATTTGATTAGTTAATGCATTAGGGTTAACTGTTGAACCTAAAACCGCGCTTATTGGGTCAAAATATGTTGCAAAAACAGTTTTAACTTTATCTTTAATCACTGACGGTATAATTTTAGTGTTATCGTTTAACGTGACAACTAAAGTAGAACTTGCAACGTCAGTTAAGGTTAGTTGCTGGTATTGAGTACCTACAGAAACGGCTTTGTAAACCGGGTCCATTATAATGACCTGAGATGTAAGCATTTTTTTATCTTCTACATTAGAAATAATAAGCTGTTTTTGCGCGGGGGTTAAATAGCTAACGTAATTAACGTTTAGAAGTTTTGTTGCTCTAGGTAAAGCATAAACATAAACATTATTAAAATTACAACTATCCGCAAAATTAACTTGGTTGTATAAAACTCTATAATCGCTACCTGGGTTCGTAAGACCTATATCATAAAGATATTTTATATGGTTAGTAATATAACTGTTATTATTATAAACTTTAACGTCGTTAATAATATTAGCAAAAGCAGATTTTATATAAGATACAAAATCTTTAGGGGTTACTAAGCGAAACTGAGATTTAAATGAGGCAGGAGCGTATTTGCGTATGTTTTCTACTGTTTCTATAGGCGTATAAGAAGTAGAAAGATTGTCATTGGCGTAGTTTAAATAAGCTATACTAACATCAGTGAGTAAAGTTAAATCTGAACTTATTACATCAGCCGTTATTTGATTAAATTGTATAGTGTTATAAAGAGCTATTTGGCGACCATTTATTGCACCTGTCCCTACTTCTCCTGCGGAGCCGAGTGTTTCTAAATAATAAACTGCAACTATATCGTTAAGTTTTAATTGGCGGCCGTTAATATCGTCTCCAAATTTAATTTCGTAATTTTTATTTTCATTTAATCTTACTTCAAATTTAGTATCGGCCGCATTTTCTAAATAAAGAGACTCTGTACGAGTCCATTGAGACCAGAGCCCAGTATCTATATCTTTTACATAAACATCTATATTAAAATGATCTATAATATTATTATTACCTGGAACTATAAAAACTATTTCGTTAGATTCTCCTCTAGCGCTATAAAGAGGGTATTCAACATATTTGCCTTGATATAAAAGGTATTGATTACCTACTTCAGTTAAAACTTGTACTCCCGTTATCGTTTTTGTAAAAGTAATATCAGTATTAAATGAATATGGTGTGTTACCTGCTCTAATAAATGTATAGCGAGGTATAGTATAAGTGTTTATATCTAACTGGGATGTAGCTGAAACTGAAAAACTTAATGTAGGGGCTTGGGCTCCAACAGGCGAGTAATTAAGCTGTTTAACAATACGGTTAATGTTTTCGTACAACTGTGCTTCATTGAACATGCTTTCAGTCGCGGTTTGGTTCATGTAATACATTAACGTATGAAACGAATACGAAATAATATTGTTTATCGCATTAAGATTAGAACCTTCGTAAGCCTGGTCAGTAAAGAGTTCGCTATTAGATAGCTTTGCACGAATAAATTCTTTTAACGAAACAGCATCAAATGCAACGTATTCGTTTTTACCTATATTAAGATCTACTGAATCGTTTGCTGTATTCATTTTAAGCTAATAAAGAAAAACCTTCTTTGTTAAGTGTTCCCACTACTTGTAAATTTTTATTAAGAGACGGCACTGAAATACTTAATGTAATTATATACATTTGCTCGTCAGTATTTAAATCCATATTAACGTTTAGCACTCTTACTCGTGGTTCATAAATTGAAACTTCTTTAACTATCTTGGCACCTATTAACCGCGCAATAGTTGGGGATACTGGCTCAAACAAGAATTGTAATAGATTTAATCCATAAGTAGGATTTAATAAGTTTTGACCGGGTAGAGTATTAAACAGAGTTTTGATAGAATTTGTTATGGAAATCATATCATAATCTGCTTTAATATCCGTGTTTACTGGATTATTAAATTTTAAATCTAAATCTGAATATAAATACTTGTTAGTAGTTATTTCAGTTTTTTTAAAAACATTAAAAGTAATGCTTGCCATTTTTAATACTTAGGAATAGATAATAAAAACCATAAGTAATATTACATATTTTATGAAGAATAGCAAATTCGTTCCTCTCTATGAGACTATCTACAATCGCTTTAAGCAAGGTCATGGATTCCTTGAGGGGGATGTCGTAAAACTTAAAGACGGTTATAAATCAGTTGATTGTTATAAGGAATTGCCTGAAACTATTAAGCAGCGTTTAGAAGATATAGCCAAATCTGGCATGAATATGCGCTTAGGCAGACTACACACCCCTCATACTCAGTACGGGGCTCTTGGTCATTTAAGTTTACCTGCTACTCACGCTGATTTGTATCAAGAAGTAGCTCCTGGTAACTTCGGCAATTTAGTTACTGTACCTTTGGATATTGTTGAGACTGTTGATACCGGGGTAAACCTACCTTCAGTTTCTGATGCAGTTAAAGGAGATTCCAAAAACACTACATATCAAAAACCTACCAAAAAGTCTTCAAGAAAAAATCCAGCAACTGACGAACAAACTAAAGTAGGGGAAGATCAAACCCACGCAAAGAAAGGGGATTATAAGTTACCTGAAAAAAACACTAATAGGCTTCCAGGCGCTAACAAATATAACGACGAAAAGCCATCTAAGTTTAAAGCATTACCAAAAAATCAAACTAAGCCAAAAACATTAAAAGAAAATGTAGAAGCTCTAGAAAACATTTATATACAAATTCTTACTGAAGATACAGCTGTTGCAACCGGGGATGTTTCCGAAACAGAAGACAAATTACTTTTCGGTAAAAGACAAACAGTAGAAGAAAATATGGTAAAACCAGAATACTGGAATAGAGAAGCTAAGACCGCTATTGATGAATGCTGGAATGAAGATGGATCATTAAAAAATGAATGCCGTATGGAAGAAAATTCTGAAAAAGTAGCTTTAGCAAGTAAATTATCCAGACAGGCTTTAGGGCTAGAGATAGATGAAACCGGAGAAGCTTTAACTAAAGAAGCTCCTGTAAAACCAGGTAACCCTAACGACCCTTTTTATAACTGGCCGCCTTGGGCTACTACAGAAGCTGAGCCAGAGCAATAAGACAGCTGAAGAAATTAATTTCTTGATCCATCACTAAAGAACTTTTATAGAGACTTTCAGAGACTTGCAGTAATGCAAGTCTTTTTTTATCTTCAGGTAATGAACTTTTATAGACAGCATTAAATAGATCTTTAAGTAGCTTAGGATAATCATTACCAAACGTCTGCTCACTTTCAATAACAATTTTACGCAAAGACATAAGGTCTTCTCTTTCTAAAACTTTATTTAGAATTTCTTGAGCAAATTCTTCATTATTAATAGTATCTTTAATGCCTAATTTGCCGTCTATAACGTTACGTTGAACGTAATTAATAATTCTACGCAAATCAGGGTAGTTATAGCGTATTACTTCTTTAAGACGTTCAACTTGCTCTCCATCAAAAGATATTTGCTCATTTTGGAGAATAAAGACTATTCTTTTAGCATATTCTCTGATAGGGGGTGTAAAGTCGGTAAAGACCTGACAGCGAGATTGAATGGGCTGAATAATACGATGTAGATAATTACCGGTGAGAATAAAACGAGTATTACCGGCATACTCTTCCATAACATTACGCAATGCTCTTTGACCAGCGTCAGTGAAATTATCAAATTCATCCAAAAAGATAACTTTAATCTTTCCATCGATACTTTTAGTTTGCGCAAACGATAAAATAGACGTACGAACCTCGTCAATACCGTTCTTTTCGCTAGCATTAATATATAAATACTGCGCGTCTAAAATTTCATTAACAATTATTTTAGCGAGTGTGGTTTTACCTGTTCCTGCATTACCTACTAAAAGTAAGTTTGGTATTTCTCCTTTACGTTTACACTCTTCTACAAAAGAGCGCATTGTATCAGACAAGACCATATCGACCAGTTTAGTTGGTCGATATTTTTCTACCCAAATATTTTTGAGTTGTTCGTTAATAGACATTATTTTTTATCAGAAGAGCCAAAGCCTTTTTCGCCGCGAGCCGACTCAACTACTTGATCAGTCCATTCTACATCTGCTTGAATAAGAGGATAAACAATAAGTTGTGCCACTTTATCCCCGGGCTTAAAGATTTGATCTTCGGTGCCGAAATTATAGAGCTTAATGCCCATATCTCCACGATAAGGGTTATCAATAATGCCAAAATGCGGAAAAATATGCTTTTTAAACCCTACACCAGATCGACCTTCAACTCGAATCCAGTAGCCTGGAGTAATATAGCCAAGCTTAAGGCCAACAGGTGCAATAGCCCAGCTCTTCGCAGGCACGGTAACCTCGCTAACTGCAGTAACGTCTAGACCTGAGTCTCCAACATAAGGATCGTTATGGTTACACTTAGGTAATACTGCTGCATCATGAGTCTTTACAAATTTAATAGTTACAGGAAACATATAGATATATAGTAAAGTATAAACTTGATAAATCAATCCTTGCCATAAGTATTCTTAATGAATCCTCCTCTACCTGATAATCAGCCTTCTGATAATCAGAATGTTATTAATCAGATAGACAATTTTATTGCTGGTTTAAGCAAACCTGCAGATACTACTATTGCAACTGCAGTAGTTACTAGAACCAGTACTGTTACTACTGCAGAGGAAGTAAAAATCGATGTTCCTAGAACTGATACAGAAATACAAGAATTTATTTTAAAAAACTCTGCTAAGCTTGCTGAATTAAGTATAAAAAGTGTACAAGAATTACAAAAAGTTACCGTAGCTACTGGAGATCCCGAACAGATGGCTGGGCTTGCAAGTTTAATTACGGCCGGGGCGGGAGCAATAGAAGCAATAAACAAAATACATATCCAAAATAAAAAAGCAGAAGTTGCAAAAGATGTTAAAAAACTTGAAATAGAAGGTAAAAAAGAAATACAGAAAATTAAAAACGACGGCTATCTTAATTTACCTCAAGCTGGTACTAACATATTAATCGCGACTCGAGAAGAAATAATAAAAGAACTAACTGGTAAAGTTAAAAATAAGCCTGTTGAAGATGTAATTGAAGTTCCTACGCTAAGTTCAGGTTCTTAAGTTTTTCTTTTATTTTACCTTTTAATTCCGGCATATCTTTAATCCAGTCTTCAATTACCGGGCCAAGTTCAGCCTTAAATTTATCTGAGCCTATTTTACTCTTAGTTTCTTCTATACTACCTACTAGTCTATCAGCAAGCTCTTTTTCTACTAATTCACTTTTATGTGTAAGGTAGAGTTTATAAAGTATGCCCGCTACAATAAACAGCCCTATAACTACCGCTGCAGTTATAATAGCCCACATAGGTAGGGTTGCTATAAAAATACTTAAGCCAAAAGCACCCATAGAAGCTAATGCAAGTACCAAGCTTCGTGTTGCATAAGCTCCAATAGCCCCTCCTACACCGATACCGACAAATATCTTTATCAGGTATTTTATAAGCTCGGCTTTTTCTTGTTCGTGTTTAAGTCTTTCTTCGAGCTTTGCTTTTTCTATAGAGTCTTTTTCAGCTTTAGCATCAGCTAAAGCCAACAGGGCGGTAGCTTTATCAGCATTAATATTGTCAAGTTCTTTCTTTTTTGTAATAATTTCGTTTTGTATTTTCTCTATAGTCTCTTTGTCTGCCTTAGCTTGTTGTAATGCTACATCATATTTTTTCTGTAGATCTTGTAGAGTAGTATTTTTATCGTCAAGTTCTTTTTTTAACTCTTCATTAACTCGTAGTAATTCCTCTGTAGTTAAATTAGGTAAGCGGGTAACTAGCTCTTTAGATTTAAAATTTAACAATGTATCTGGTCTTGTTCTTTGGTCAGTAGGCTTGAGCTCGCTTATCTGTAATATACCATACGCAAGACCTGATGCTTTTTGTAAGTTAGCTGCTTGAGCTGTTTCTTTTTCTTTTACCTTAGCTTCAATCTCTGTTACCGTCTTTTTAGTTTTTTCATCATACTCTTTAATGAGAGCGGTTTTTTCCTGTTCCCAATGACGCTTTGATACAAAAGTAAGATTATCAGGTAGTAAATTGCAACCGGTTAAAAATAATAATCCTAATGTTGCAAGTATACCTGTTGTCTTCATTTAATTACTTACAATAAAAAAGGGAGAGATTTCTCTCTCCCTTGGGTATCAATTGGCAGAACGATTAACTAATATCGATAATCTTCTTGCCACCGTTTTCCACTTTGTTTTTAGGAAATACCAAAGTAAGAACGCCATCTTTTTGTTCAGCCTTAGCTTTATCTAGATTGTAAGAGTTGGCAACTGTGAAGCTGCGACTAAAGGTTTCCTCTTGTGATCCGCCTTTATGGATCACTTTACGAACTCCTTCAATCGAAACAACTCTACCCTCTACTGAGACGGTTGTTTTATCCTTGGATACCCCGGGAAGATCCACCTCTACAGTGAGTTCGTCCCCCTCTTTAAACCTTACAGTGTCCCCTGTACGGCTTACGTCACCCCAAAAGAAAGGGTGTTCGAATGGATCTCTATTGAAGAATGCATCAATAAGAGATGTTGTAGTTCTATACGTTGTTGGATTACTATTGTAGTTAGTTAGTTTTGTCATAGTATGCGCTTGCGCGCAATAATAATTATAAAATTAAAACTAAAAAATCAATTAAGATTCACAACTATAACACGTTAAGATAGAACGAGCTAGCTCTTGAGCGGGATTTGCTGAGCGTTGATAATAAAGGCTCTTAATACCGTTTTCCCAAGCAAATATAAGCAAGTCGTTTACATCCTTTGGCTTAGTATTGGGTGGTACCATTAAGTTAAGGGATTGACCTTGATCGATATACTTCTGGCGAGCAGCTGCCTGAATAACGATTTCTTTTTGACTGATTTCACCGAATGTCTTAAACACGTCCTTTTCTTCTTGAGAAAGAAACTCGAGATGCTGAACGGATCCGCCTTTTACAAGTATAGACTTCCAAGTGCTATCTGTATTTTTGTCTTTCTTTTCGAGAAGCGCTTCAAGGTAAGGGTTTTTATAAGTGAATTTACCCTTAGCGAGATCCTTTACAAAGTAGTTCGAATTAAGAGGCTCTACTGAAGGAGATGCTTGGCCAAGTATAAATGAACTTGAGGTAGTAGGCGCAACAGCAAGCGTAGTTACATTGCGACGCTTGTATCCTTTCAACAAAGGCGGCTCTCCAAGCAGAGTAGCTAGCTTTTCAGTAGCTTCATCAGCTCTAGCACGCACAAACTTCCAAATACGATTATTGAGAAGCTTAGCTTCCATAGACTCAAACGCAATCATATTAGACTGTAGATAAGTATGCCAACCGAGTGCGCCAATACCAAGAGCTCTTTGATTGATAGCAAAGTTTCTCGGATGAGCCATAAACTTCATCTTTTCAGTCTTATTAATAAACTCAGTCATTACCGAGTCAAGGAAGTAAACAAGAGTCTCTACAGCATCTGTATCTTTCCATTCGTCCCACTTTTCGAAATTGAGCGAGGAAAGATCGCATACAAACGACTCATCAGTACCGTTTGAAAGCATAATTTCAGTACAGAGGTTGCTGTGATGAATTTTAAGATTCTTATCCTTATACACTTCAGGGGCCTGCTTATTAGCATTATCCGTAAAGAAGATATAAGGGTAGCCCGACTCAAACCGCTTCTTAATAACTAGTCCCCAAATGCGACGCTTTTCCTTATCTCCGTCAACCATCTCCTTAAACCATTTATCGTCTACGCATACCCCTATAGAAAGGTTTTGAATAGTATCTCCTTCTTTACGAATGTTAAGAAACTCTTCAATGTCTTTATGATCGACGGGTAGATATGCAGCAAATGACCCACGACGGACATTACCCTGAGAAATATAATCGGTAAGAGATTCAAACACTGTAAGCTGGTGATGTACCCCGGTTGATTCTCCGCCAGAGCTAATCTTAGCTCCACGTGGGCGTATAGCTCCAAAGAAACCGGAAGTACCGCCACCGGCCTTGGACATAGTTCCTACCTCTGAAATCTTATACAAGATAGCGTCCATGTCGTCGTCGACATATGAACCGAAGCACGAGATTGGTAGCCCACGCTTACGACCAAAGTTTGCCCAAATAGGAGAAGCAAGGGAATAGAATCCCTTGTGCATATACTTCTCAAATCTGTCCGCAAACCCTTTCATGTCAAGATATTTCTCTGCAGCTTCTGCGATATCTCTAATACGTTGTTCCGCTGTCTCATCTTCTAGAAGATAGCCACGAGCGAGAAACTTTCTTGAGTCGGTATTCAGCCAATAAATGTCCTTGTTAGTCATAAAGCGTAAATTCTACTTATAACCGGTTTAATTAAAATATATCGTCTTCTGAAAAGCTTTGAGACTTTTTTGAATACTCGACAGGGCGAGAGTGAAAGAAGTCGGTCATATTATTACCGAGAAGCTCTTCATTGAACCATTGCGTCTCTTTAAGCAGTTTAGGGTCTGTATCAAAGGCCGCAGGAAAGTTAACTCCGCGGAGAGATTCATTAATACGGTCCTTAATAAACTCTTTAAGGTGGGCGGCAGTAAGACCTTCTTCCTTCACGCCATTGACCATCCAGTCAACAATCTTAGCTTCACTATTATAAGCTTCAATTGCTTCAGACAAAATTCTCTCTTCAAGCTCCTTATCAAAGAGTTCTGGGTACTCTTCTCTAATGGTGTTAATAATCTTCATACCAACAAGAGCGTGTATGTTTTCTTCGTTGCGCGTGTACTTAACTTGCTGGTCGGTGTCTTTGAGAACATTTTTATTACGCGCGAACCAGTTAATAATATAAAACTGGCTCATTAGCGAAACGTTCTCTACGAAAAGCGTAAAGAGAATAATCGCATAAAGGTATTGCTTTCTAGAATCCTTATAATATCGATGTGTGTACTTCTTGAGATACTTTACACGTCCCTGAATCCATTCAAGCTTAAGATTTTCTTCAAATACATCTTCTAGCTCAAGCACGGTGAGAAGTCTTTCATAAGCGTTATTATGAATGACTTCTGTATTAGCCATAACATATCCAAGATCTTGTAAAGCAGGGTGCGGGAGATTTTCCCCAAGCTTAGCCCAGAAGGTCTTTACTGCGACCTCTATTTGCCCAATAGCTGATAGAGTACGAATAATGATCTCTCTTTCTTGTTCAGTAAGATTAACCTTAAACTGCTGTACGTCGGATTTAAAACTGAATTCTTTATCAGTCCAGAAACCATTATGCATGGATTCAATAAAAT